CAACTAACGTTGCAACATTTAGAAATTCTGTTATAGCTGGAGTTCAAGCTGGAACCATTGAGGAAGTGACATAAGATGGCTTCTGGAGATGTTTTTTCAAATATGTGCTTTAGTACGACCTTTACTGCAGTACAACCAGCAGCAGGGGTTTCAGTTCTAATTACTTTTGTTGCATGCGATAGCGATAATGGGAGAATGGGTGGTAATAATAGCGGAGCATTATCTTATGATATGACTTTCCCAAATGGTGCAGGTGGTAATACACTTATTTTAAGAAATTTTCCAGCAGTAGGCAACATGAAATTATTTGTTACAAATACGCAATACATTTACTTTAGTAGTGGTGCAGGAGCTGTAAAATTTAGTTATTCGGGAGTTGAAATGTAATGATTAAAGTTATTGATAATTCTAAACTAAAGGTTAAGAACAAAGTAAGAGATGATTCTTTAGAAGAACATCTAAAATCATGTGATCCTAAGAAAGTAAGTCATGTTAATGTGATTAGAAGTGCAAAGGGTGAAGTTATCTTATGGGAGACTCATCACATAGAAAAAAAGAAAAAAAATTAATCCTCATCTTCCCAATCAAAGAGGACTTTACAATTACTACATCTGGTTTGTTTACCCCATTTTTGTGTAAAAGGAGTATCTGCACCATGTCTAATTGGTTCGTCACATTGTGGACAAGTAAATAATTCCCATCTAGTCAAGTGCGGACTTCCATTCTTTTGGTGTTTCTTGTGTTTCCTGGCTTCTAAACAAAGTATCCATATAATCAGACCTGGTCTGATTACCTAAGAACCAAATGTTTACCATGTAATCATCTAATATGTGACGGGTTAGGACTTCACTATTCCCATCATCTAACAATTCTCTTTTTCTTTTTGATAAGATCGTAAGTCTTTCGACTCTTTCTTTGTGGCTTGTCATATACAGATATACACAGATGTATGCACGATATATTCTTTTAGTAAACAACCTTACACCGTATTGTCTATAATTACTACGGTGTAGAGGTTCCCTTAGCCCCGTATGGCTGATCTACCCCACAATGCCAAGCCCATACCGTATTAAGAGGATAGGATACACTAGATAGTTACCAAAATAAAGGTAGCGATAAAAAGCGAATACAGGCAAAAAAAAGCACTTGTAGGGAAAGGGGAGAGTCCGAGAGGGGGAAACAAAGCAAATATTAAGTAAAAGATGTACCAATTAGATATGATTGAACAGTATTATCCATTATTTATCATGGTTTCGATTATTTGTGCTAGCCTGGGGGCTTTTGGTGTTACCAGGAATTTTAGTCGAAGTTCACCAATTTCTAATAAAATTAAAAGACAATATGACATGTATATCGCAGACCTGGAAGCAACAAACAAACGCCTTACAGGTAAAGTCAATCAAAGTAAAAAATCAATCAGTATATCAGAAGCAGAAGCAGACGATCCCTTTAGTGCAATTAGTGCAGTAATTGATCAAATTGCACCAAGTCTCCCCGCTTCGATCAGACCATTACTAAAGAATAAAAAGGCTTTAGATTTTATAGGTAATTATGTACAGCAAAACCCAGACGCAATTAAAGGAATTGTGGAGAAATTCGTCAGCAAACAAAAATCAGGGGAAACCAGGGAATCCCCGACACCAAGCCAAGAATCAACCCTGTAAGACTTGTGAAGATACTGAAACTGGAATTCCTTGCGGTCAAGTATTAACTAATGATGTTGGTGCTTCAGGTAAAGAACAATTTTTCCTTTCAGACTGCCCAACATGCAAAGGACAAAAGTTTATTTACGGTTAAGACTTCAGCCAATGTTATGGTAGTCGGTGTAATTAAAAAAATTCTTCCAATAGCACTAATCGGCATTGGGTTATTTGCTGCAGCAAACATTGTTGCACGACCTGCATCAGCATCACTAAGTGCCAAAGCATTATCAGAAACATTAACATCTTTTGGCGGTGGTGTTGGTTCAATAGGTACAGGCGTTCAATCATTATTTACTGGAATCGGTACAGGTTCCGCACAATTACTAAATCCGTTATTTACATTAAAAGATCTAATTTATGGACAAAATCCTGAAGGAATTATGTTACAAGAAAATGCATTAACTGCAAGCAATACCGTAACCGTTGATCCTGTTGTTAATACTGCTTCAGATCAACCAGGAGTCACTCCACCAGCCCCAGCAACAGAATCAGCTTTCCCAAATAGTAAATGGTCCAGGATAGAAAGTGCAAATGAGGTAGCAAGAATAAACAGAGAGACACAAGCTCCAAGCTTTCCAAGAGCAGCAACATCATCAGAAAAATCAACATTATCACGTTTAACGGGCGGTTTACTTGGCTAGAAAAAAAGCAAGAAGTGCCAAACAAAAGGCTAATGATAAAAGATTAGGACAAATGGCTAAAAAAAGATCTTCTAAAACTAAAACTAAAACAAGAACAGTAACTAAAACAAGAACTGTAACTAAACGTAAAACTAATAAAGCAAAGACTAAACGTAAAAGTGTGAAACGTAATTCAATAAAATCCGTATTAGGTTCATCAACTCTTAAAAAAGTTGCATTAGGAGTAGGAGGGGCAACACTTGCCACTGCAATGATCTCCTTTATTGCACCAAACTCAAGCATAGGTAAATTTGCACCAAGTGCAGGAGCTTTTGCGTTGGGAGGAATTGAGGGGCTAATTGGTCAGTTTGCATTAGGTATGTTAACACCAAGACCAGCCGGAAATCAAAACGTAGCACCAGCTATGGAGGTTCTTTAATAAAATGGGAGTACCAATCATGCGACAATACACCTTTGCAGCACCAGCAGCAATCAATGTATTTGCATTAGCAACTGATGATGTTACCGGTTTATCTGTACAACAGTTAAACAAGGATAACGCTATCATTGACTTTGTAAATGCCGTGGACCCTGCAACTGCTGAGCAATATCAGACAAGACTTTTCATCAATAATCTAGAAGCTGGACCAACATTCTTTAGCTCAAACAGCTCAAGTGGATCAGCCGGACGTACAGTACCTGGACCTTTACCAATTTCAGTTTCTGGAAATTCTGGAGGAAAACAATTGTCTTATTCAACTGCTCAAACAATCTTAGGTGGCGGCGTCGCTGGATACCAATTTATCATAAAGTATGCAAATCTCTTTTAGGTGGTTTAAAAAATGCCTACAAACATTCAAGGATTCGAAGTTCTTACAAAACCAGCAAGCACAGAACTAGAGTCCTTTCCTATTTTTATAACCATTCCAGCGGGAACTACCCGACAGGTAGTATTTCCAACGGAATTTAATGCAATTGCCATAGGTTTGCAAATTGAGAACCAGGACGGCACTAACTTCTGCACATATAGAATAAACAGCTCAACCAATGTGCCTATTCAAATCCCAGCTTCAAACTTTAGATCATTCTCACAAATGAATATCGTATCCGTTACGATCGTAGCCGGTGCCTTAGGACCTGTAATTATATCCGGTCAAATGGCTGCACTTCCTAAACCTACCCTACCGGAGTTTAACACGTTATGAGCTTTGGCGGGGGCGGCGGTACCGTTGGCGTATCTAATCATGTTCATTCCGCAGCAGTTGGAGAGGGTGGTGAATTAAGTAAGACTTTAACCTTAATGGGCGGCGATGTTCTATATTCATTAATTACTGATAATTCATCAGCTATTGCAGGGTTAACTGCCAATAAAGGTAAATGGTCAGCAACTAACGTTGCAACATTTAGAAATTCTGTTATAGCTGGAGTTCAAGCTGGAACCATTGAGGAAGTGACATAAGATGGCTTCTGGAGATGTTTTTTCAAATATGTGCTTTAGTACGACCTTTACTG